GATGGTTGAAAAAGCAGGTGGTGGTGTTGATACTTGGGATGGTAAATATAACGACCATACAAATCAAGATGCTCAAATCTACAAAGACTTAGCAAAAAAGATGAATGCTACACCATCTCAAATGACAGGTGCTGTATATTCTAATATAGTTGGACAAGGTGATGACCCTAAAGACGCTATGAAATATCTTGATAAAGACGGACAAAAATGGCTAAAAGATAATGGATATAAAGGTGGGTTTCCACCAAGTGGTGAAGAAGTAAATCAATTATTTGACTTGAATTATCCTGAAGATGGTGGTGGAAAACCTGGTTCTAATCCCATAGCCAAAGCTCAGTTAGATTGGAATCAGTTGAGACGAGATAATATGGCTCGTAAGACGGAAGAGTATAAAAAACAAGGTAAGAAAGTTTTAGTCGTACCAGGAGCAACACACGGTAGTGCTATCAATGCTCAATCAAAATCTAAAAAAGAAATCAAAGAAGGTTTGATATTAGAAGGTGGAGCATACGGACATATGAATCATCCGTTTGATGACAAAAATATTACATTTTCAGATTTAAAGCAGATAATTATTAATGGACTCGGTGGTAAGTTAAACCGAGAAGATGGAGTTACAGAGAAACTTGATGGTCAAAATTTAATGGTTTCTTGGGTAAATGATAAATTAGTTACAGCTAGAAACAAAGGACAATTGAAAAACTTTGGAGCGACAGCGATGGACACTGCAGGTGTAGCGTCTAAGTTTGCTGGTCGTGGTGATATTAAAAATGCTTTTGTTTTTGCTATGAAAGATTTAAGTAAATCAATCGGTAGGTTATCAGATGCACAAAAAGAAAAAATATTTGGTAATGGTAAACGTTGGATGAACTTAGAGGTTATATATCCTAAATCACTTAATGTAATAGATTATGACAAAGCACAAATAGTATTTCACGGAACATTAGAATATGACAAAAGTGCTAAAGCAATAGGACAACCTAAAGGTAGTGCTCGTATGTTAGCTGGTATGATTAAACAAGTAAATCAAAATGTACAAAAAAATTATACAATTGGTAAACCACAATTTTTAACAGTTCCAAAAGTACAAAACTTTGGAAAAAAGAAAAGAACATATTTGGGTAGATTAAATAAATTACAAAAACAATATGCATTAAATGATAGTGATACGTTATCTAAATATCATCAATCATTTTGGGAAGAATTTATTTTTAATGCGTCAAAACAATATAACTACAAAATACCAAATAAAGTTTTACTTGATTTAACTAAAAGATGGGCTTTTTCTGATAAGTCATATAAGATACCAACAATAAAAAAAGATATTAAAAATAAAAAGTTTTTAGATTGGGTATTATCATTTGATAAGAATGACCACCAAAAATGGGTTAAACAAAATATGAAACCATTTGAAGTTTTATTTTTTGATGTAGGTGCCGAGATACTTAAAAATATTAGTGGTTACTTAGTTGCATCACCTGATAAAGCAGTACAAAAAATAAGAAAAGATGTAATTAATGCAATCAAAACAGTTAAGAGTAGTAAAGATATAAAAAAGATAGAAACATTAAAATTACAATTAGATAAGTTAGAAAAAATTGGTGGTTTATCTTCAATAGTTCCATCAGAGGGAATAGTATTTAAATATAAAGGTAAAACATATAAGTTTACTGGTGCGTTTGCTCCAGTTAATCAAATATTAGGTTTATTAAATTTTTAGGAGTAAATTGTGGCAGGATATAGTAGAGAAAATGAAAGACAAAATAAAGCACTTAAATCAATTTTAAGAGGAGAAACACCCGAAAAAAGAATTTTTGTAGCACAAGAAGATTTAGAGTTCAAGAAAAAAATAAAAAAAGAGGAAAAAGAAGAACAAAAAAGAATTGACGAAAAATTAGAAGTAACTAAATCAGCTAGAATGCCTTGGTTTTGTCCTAATTGTGAAAAAGTAATGAAAAGACGATTAGATGAAAAAATGTGGTATTTGTACGAACATTGTTTTGATTGTCAAATAACAGAAGAAAATAAATTAAGAATTAGTGGTAAATATGATGCATGGGCTGAGAAAAAAGTTATTGCAAATAAACTTTCTTGGATAAGAGACCAAAAACAACAATTAAAAGAATTTAAAAGTCAAAAAGCTCCAGATGTATACAATCAAGTTAACCCAGATGGTCATTCTATAGATAAAGAAAAATGGAGTGTTGATTTTGAAAAACTTAAAAAACAAGCTACTGAAGCTTTAGAACATCTACAAAAAGTAGAAGATTCTTTATTATAATATATTTATATACAGGAAGATAACAATTTTTTATTAAGGAGAAAATAAATGTCAACTATAACAAGCGGTAATAAAGGCAGAACCGATATAGCTGGAGCCTCAGAAAGAACAAAGGGAACAGTTTATGATGACGCTAAATTTGGTAGAATTAAATCAATTAGTGGTTCATTACACGTTCCAGCTTTTGTACACTTAACTGGTTCAGATGCTGGTTCAGGTGGATTTATTATACAAACAGCAAGTGATACTGTAATAACGCCAACTGAAGGAGACTCTATAGAAGCTTCAAATTTGACCGCAAAAACACTATACGAAATCGGTGTAAGACATATAAGTGGTGCAGGTGAAGTTCATATAGTATATTAAAATGGAACGAAACTCAAAAGGACAACTTAAAGATGTAATTAAACAAGAGTATGTAAAATGTGCTGCAGACCCTGTTTATTTCTTGAAAAAATATTGTGTGATACAACACCCAATTAAAGGTAAAATACCATTTAGTTTATATAATTTTCAAGAAACAACAGTAGAGGATTTTGTACAACATAGGTTTAATATCATTTTAAAAGCTCGTCAGTTAGGTATATCTACATTGACAGCTGGATATTCGTTGTGGATGATGACATTTCATCAAGATAAAAATATCTTGGTAATTGCTACTAAACAAGAGGTAGCAAAAAACTTGGTAACAAAAGTTCGTGTAATGCATGCGAATTTACCAAGTTGGTTAAAACAAACTTGTGTTGAAGATAATAAATTAAGTTTGAGATACAAAAATGGTTCTCAAATAAAAGCTGTTGCTAGTGGAGAAGAAGCGGGTCGTTCTGAAGCTCTGTCTTTATTGATACTTGATGAGGCAGCATTTATTGATAAAATTGATGGAATATGGGCAGCTGCATCGCAGACTCTATCAACTGGTGGTAAATGTATTGCACTTTCTACACCAAATGGTGTAGGTAATTGGTTTCATAGGACTTGGATGGATGCTGAAGATGGATTAAATGATTTTAAATTTACTAAATTATTTTGGGATATACATCCAGATAGAGGTCAAGATTGGAGAGATGAACAAGATTCATTATTAGGCCCATCTCTCGCCGCTCAAGAATGTGATTGTGACTTTATTACTTCTGGTCAAAGTGTGGTTGATGGTGTTATTTTAGAGGAGTACAAAAATACACAAGTTAAAGAACCAATGGAAAAACGTGGTATAGATTCAAATGTTTGGATATGGGAGCCACCAAACTACACAAAAGATTATGTGGTATGTGCTGACGTTAGTAGAGGAGATTCCACAGACTATTCTGCATTTCATATTTTAGATGTAGAAAGTTTAGAACAAGTAGCTGAATATAAAGGTAGAATGTCTACAAGAGATTATGGTAATCTTTTAGTTAATATAGCTACTGAATATAATAATGCATTACTTGTTATTGAGAATAATAACATTGGTTGGGCTGCCATCCAACAATGTATTGATAGAGAGTATGATAATTTATTTTATATGTCAAAAGATTTACAAATAGTTGATGTACATAGACAAGTTAATAATAAAATTAATAGAATGGAAAAACAATTAATCCCAGGATTTACATTAACACAAAAAACAAGACCACTTGTAGTGTCTAAGTTAGAAGAATTTTTTAGAGAAAGATTAGTAACAGTTCATTCACAAAGACTAATTGATGAATTGTTTGTATTTATATATAATGGTAGTAGAGCAGAAGCAATGAGTGGATATAATGATGACTTAGTGATGTCATTTGGTATGGGATTATGGATACGAGAAACTGCACTGAGATTAAGAGCAGAGGGAATAGAATTACAGAAAAAAGCAATGAGTAGTATAACATCAAATCAAGGTGTTTATATACCAACCAATAACCAAAATGATTCTTGGACTATGAATGTAGGAAAAAATCCAGAATCATTAGAGTGGTTAATTAAATAAAGAGGTAAAAAATGGCTGATACAAGTCTATTTAGTAGATTACAACGATTATTTTCAACAAACGTAATTGTTAGAAATGTAGGTGGGAAACGATTAAAAGTTTCTGATACAAGTCGTACACAATCTATAGCAAAAAATAATCTTATTGATAGATATCAGAAAATATTTACAGGTAGTGGTCTAAGTGGATATTCAGATTCACTATTAACAAAGTCAATGAGATTAAATCTTTTTAAAGATTATGAATCTATGGATACTGATGCAATAATTTCGAGTGCACTTGATATTTATGCAGATGAATCTACTATGAAATCAGAATATGGTGATGTTTTACAAATTAAAACAGACAATGACCAAATTAAACAAATATTACATAACTTATTTTATGATATTGTTAATATAGAATTTAATTTATGGCCTTGGATTCGTAATATGTGTAAGTACGGTGATTTCTTTTTAAAGTTAGACATAGATGAAAAGTATGGTATTACAAATGTAGTTCCGTTGTCAGTATATGATGTTTCAAGATTAGAGGGATTAGACCCAGAAAATCCAGAATATGTTAAATTTTTAATTGAGTCTTCTACAACTGAACATCGATATAAAGCAACAGAAAGGTCTGCTACTAGAGAAGAACTAGAAAATTATGAAGTAGCACATTTCAGACTATTATCTGATTCCAATTACCTACCATATGGTAAATCACAAGTTGAAGGTGGTCGTAAGATTTATAAACAATTAACTCTTATGGAAGATGCTATGTTAATTCATAGAATTATGAGAGCACCAGAAAAAAGAATATTTAAATTAGATATTGGTAACATTCCACCAAATGAAGTTGACAATTATATGCAACAAGTTATTAATAAAATGAAAAAAGCACCAGTTGTAGATGAAACCACAGGTGATTATAATCTAAAATATAATATGCAAAATATTACTGAGGATTTCTTCTTACCTGTTCGTGGTGGTGATAGTGGTACAAATATAGAATCACTTCCAGGTTTGACATATGAAGCAACTGAGGATATTGAGTATTTAAAAAATAAATTATTATCAGCTTTAAGAATACCTAAAGCGTTTTTAGGATTTGAAGAACAAATTGGTTCAAAAGCTACTTTAGCGGCTGAAGATGTTCGTTTTGCTAGAACAATTGAACGTATACAAAGAATAACTCTTTCAGAGTTAACTAAGATTGCTATTGTTCATTTATATGCACAAGGTTATCAAGATGCAGATTTAGTAAATTTTGAATTAGATTTAACAAATCCATCTACAATTTATGAACAAGAAAAAGTTGAATTATGGAATAATC